GTGAACTACGACTGGAAAATCAAAGGTCTTGAACATTTCATGGCGTTCTTATCGAAAAAATACGACGTTAAAATTGACGACCTCTTAAAAGATGCCGAAGAATTTGGTAAAGTTCGGGACAAAGAAATCAAAGAAACCGACTTAGAAGAACAATACCAAGTCTTCTTATTAAAACACGAAAAAGAAGTCCAAGAACGTTACGATAATACCGTTAGTTTCCGTACCAATGTTCGGGGAGTCAAAGTTCGTCGTTGTTTCCCTACCGTCGAAGAAGCCCAAATCATGGCCAAAGTCTTACAACGTAAATATCCCAAAGATAACTTATACATCGGTAAAGTCGGTGCTTGGTTACCATGGGACCCTAGCGAACATTTAATGCCCGAAGTCGAATACGCCGAAAAAGAACTCAATGAACTCATGCGTCGTTACAAAGAAAATGAATCGAACAAAGAAATCTTCTTTGCCGAACAACGAGAAGAATCTATCAAAGCCCAAAAAGAAGAAAATGAACGTCGTCGTAAACAAAACCAACAAGCGTTAGAAGATGCGTCCAAACCTGTTCATCCTACCGAAGGAGCTATCCGAGAATAAAAAAAAGAATGATAATGATAAATGAAGTCTAAACGAAAAATAACAAAAGGCGGTGATGTACGAGAAGTTTACGATCCGATAGCGGATGCACCTGTACCGACAATGGAATATTTAAACGAAGATCCCGACAATATAGTTATATTTTTGGATATTCTTACGGCCGATGGGTATGGATCACCTCGATCAAGAATAATAGATATTGATAATAATCATTATTATGCTGAAATAATAAATAGAAACCCTTTAAATATATCAGATATATTATATGTAGGTATACAATATGCAGGAAATACAAAAATAATAAGAATAAGAGATCTTGATAAACTAAGAAACCCAAATAATCGTGTTTTTATATTAATAAATTCGGGTAATAGAACAAATCCGTTAGTATCTAGAGCATATTTAAATGGGGAACTAAATGCCGGAGTTAGTGGTGCACATGGTCAAAATCCTGGAGAGATTATATATGATGTAAGTGAAGGTACAATTGCTGATTATCAAAATACGATTCAAGACGAATTTCCACAAAAAAGAATTAATACAGAATTTTACCTAAACACGGATAATAAAACAGTATATGAAGCAGGTGAAAATACCGATGGTAAATGGATTTTATATGTTTTGGGTACAGATCAACGAGTTGGAGTATTTGAACCAAATGCAGCTGGACCAGATTTATTAAATATGATAGATCATACAAATAATATCCAAGATAGTATAGACGGTAAATGGGTATCCGATAATACATCGGGAGGTAAAGGAAAACAAAATAAAAGTCGTCGTTCTAAAAAACATCGTAAGTTAACTCGTCGTCGTTAGATTATTTGTCGCCTTGTTTTCGGACCCAAACATTGGTTCCTTTTTGAACTTTGGTGGGATTGTACTCTTCCGCCGCTAACATAGCGCTTTGGAAGGGACGATTGTTAGCCCATAAAGATTGGTCGCAAAGTTTAAACGGCGGATGGTCCGATGCTTTGTACCAAAAGACTTGGTCTTCTAAGCGGTTGGAAGACACGTTGTTACAAATCACGAGACATTCAAAGTTTTCGGTACATTGGTCCATGAATTTACAGAACATTTCAAAGGTTGGAAACATCCCTGCGTAACTTTCGTAGATACGCCGACGGTTACCAATGATGTTTTCCCGAAGAATAAAGACGAAATCTACGTTCGTACGTAAGTTAGGCGTAATCCCGAGCGGATACTGCATCGTAATAATCGTCATCATATCAATATGCCGACCGTTCATAAACACGTACCGAGTAGATTCTTCTTTAATCCAGGACGAATCGTATAAACAATCGTCAAGAATCAAAAAGGCTCGAGGGTCTATACTCGAAGAACCACCGTGTACCGCTTTATCTTGATTACGTTTCTGTTTAATATTCATTTGCCGTTTAATCACATTCATTACAAGTTCAGGCGTG